CTCGGAGTATTAGCTTCCTGATAGGGACTTAACCAATTTGAATGATCTCCAATCTCTAATGCCAGATAGGTCGTCACCGTACTGGTTAACTATCAGTCCTTGCGTGCCCTCCGTATCAGACATGAACTTAACATATTCACTGATACCACGCGAAGTAACTTCCAGGTTGTATTTATCCTTAGATAGTATAAATTTGACAAACTCCTCAAATAGAGGATGGTTCTTACAATTTTCCAGAATACTAAGTGTTCTTATGGCGTAATAATCTTTACCCTTTATTCCATAATCCTCAAAGTTTGCCCATCGCTCTTGATAAATTATCCTATTCAAAGCTCTGAAAGTAGGATAAACCCCACCGATTACACCGTCCTTCTTAAAGTCGGGATGGTACAGATTCTGCAGATAGACAACATAGTTCGGGCTTTCGTACGATTTATCAACATTAACATTAAGACCGAATCGTTTAAATGCATTGTATAATGTGTTTACGTGATCAGGTTTAATTGCGTAGACTCCATCATCTCCTTGAATATCAAGAAGATCATCGATAATGACATTAGAAGACATCGCTATGCAATGTTGAGCCAAACTATCGTCCTCGTTTGTGAATGCAGATCCGGATGGTTCGCCATGCGGTCCACGCATTACACCATCTGGTGTGACAAGTCCTATAGTACTCTTACGTTGAATCAAATTATCAATATCCTTATGATACTGTTTCTGAAACAGTGATTTATAGTAATCACCAACTTTGAACTGTAGTCCTTGTTTTATGGTAGTGTCGTAAGCGGAAAAGTCGATAGAAATTAGAGTCAAACCTTCACTAACGGCTGTCTCAATAATTTCAGTAAGGTGCTTAGCAACCTTATCGGGACCAGATAACGCTGATCGCCATTTTAAACGCTTTTGGAACTCAAGAACAGGGCGATAAAAACGCATTTCGTATAATACGTCTGCAAGAGGAACACCGAAAACATCTCTAGTTTTCGCGCTTTCTTGAGTTCTGGTATAAAGAACAGCAGGGTCATTACGATCTAAGTATTCATCAATGTTTCTAAGTGTTTCATCGAGTACTTCTCCCTTCTTTCTCATACTAGGTAAACCAGCGCTAGTAGATTTCTTAATATACTTTGAAGCGTTCTCGAAACTAAGAGGTCTCAAACTCTTAGGTGTGCTAGTTGAACAGTTTAGACTTGAGTAATCTATGTTAGTGTCGACAAAGTACTGGTCAACATTAGCTTTACGTTTAATCCAGGGTAATGCGATTGAACGCGGACTAAACTTGTCAGCTTGTGCATCTTCAATATCAATAAGTACGTCATTACTTACTTTTCCAGAAGTTACAGCCTCCTCAAATATGGCTCTCCACTCCCTAAGAAGTTTATCAGGACCAACTTTACCTATCGGAGAAACAAGAATGTCCTTGTTACCAACTGTTGTTCTGGTTAAAAGATTAGAAAGCTTCTCTTTAGAAAAGACATTATCACCAAGGTTAAGTTCATTAATAATATCAGTGAAAGGAAGGGATGTAATTCTTTTAATCATAATTAATTATATTATTTTCTCTTACGTCTTCTACCTCTACCACTAGCTGTGATAGGGTCGCTTGACTCGATTTCGGATTTATTAGCTGCATTAGTACCAACAGTACCGATATCAAGTAAATAACCAATGGCGTTTATAGATGCTTCAGCTACAGATGCTGGACTCACTCCCAGTACAGGTACACTGTGAGGGTCGTTCATACTTAAAGTAGTGTGTGATCCATTAAATCTGTAAGTATCTGGACGCTGTTGCCATTGAACAGGAAAGTAGTAATAACTATAGAAAGCGGCACCTTCAGTACCTTCCATATAAGTTAATCTATTAGTGTATTGACCACCGATCCCACAAGGAAGACCTTCCATCCAACCAATTGTACCATTCGTGCTAGTATTAGAGTCATGCCAGCTGAATAGGGATTGAATTACACCATCAATTTCTTCACAGTATGAGTTGTAAGTAGTTTCAGTATTAGCTGTAAGATATTCCGGAACTGCCGTGAACATGTCGTCAGCGTTTACTAGACCTTGAACTAACTGTTGATTGAAGAAAACAGTGGCAAAAGAAGGATCATGCAATGGAATACCCATCGATGAACCAACCTTATTGTTTACCCAGTTTGGACAAACACGGGCAAGAAGGTCAGCGGTTTTAGAGAAATCAATATCAGATAGATCAGTTAAAAGATTACCTATAATACTCGCCCCATTCTTGATTTTGTTGGCTGACACTTTAGCAGGATCAGCGTTATCAAAACCAATAGGTGAAAGACGAATAATATCAGACCCTGCAACTGAGCTAACACGATAAATATCGAATAACCAGTAACAAAGTTCATTAACTCGAGAAGGAATTGGTAGACCATTAAGTCTTTCCTCAAGTAATCTAAGATTTTGAACATCTGATGTTGCGAATAATTCTCGTAATTCAAACATAGCGGTATTCTTATTCGCAGAAACAGCTGTATAAGCGTAGGTGTGCGAATAAAAGTAATAAATAGATAACGCTTCAATAATTTTATTAAAGTAAGCAGTTAACTTAGCCGCTGTGAATGTATTTTGAGCCCTAATATTGAATGAGACACTACCTTGAGCCCTAATTTGTAAATTAGGAATAAATACTCTGTTAAAGTAATCAGTAGTAGTCTGAGATGATGCAGATCCAAAATTAGGTAATTTAAGTCTAACAGTGTTCATGTGATAGCGAGTTCTAAATTTAGAACCATCTGTTATGCTGTTCGGATTTTCCGGTCTAACAGTAACTTCACCATAAACAGTGTTGGGAACATTAGGAGTAAATCTTACTTCTAATGGCTTTGGAATGTAGGTAAATCCAGTACCAGGACGAGCGTCAGTAGCGTAAGGATTATTATCACCACCGCTTGACATACCGCCACGACCACCAGAAAATCCAGAGGCTTTAAAGCTATCTCCCATTTGACCAAGTAATTCGTTAGCGACTTTAACGGCAGTAGAGGGATCAACCTTTACAACACCGCCAGTTGCTTCCGAAATCATTGCAGCTCCTTTCTCAGCTCCATATTTAGTAGCAGCATCGAATAAAGAAGTGTAAGAAGAGCCAGGTATGAAACTAGGCGCTCCACCAAGGATCTTAGTAACAGGTAAGCCAGGGACAAAACCTAGTTGGGTTTTCTCTCTTTCATGTTTAACATACGATTTAATCGTATTGATTAAACGGGTTGAAGTTTTATCGATCGTTTCAATATCAGTAATTTTACCAGTCTCAATACCAATGACGTCGTTGATCTCGTCTTCAGTATAGTTAACTGACTTTAAGATATCGATCAGTTCAGTTTTGTTTTCCATAATAATATAGAATTAGTTTAATTTGGTCCTCGTTGTAAACGACCCGAGTAGGGGAGGACAATTCCA